TAAAAAAAACATAGGGGTTTTTACACCCCATTGTTATTAAAGTTGTTTTTCTGTAACTAATAGTAAATTAAAATCTTTACAGGCATTATTTATTTGTTCATATAAATCATAACCATTAGAGTTAGCTGATGCAGTAAAGAATGACCATCCTTCATATTGTTTTTTGCAACCTACTTTCTTTTTTAATCTCCAATCTCCAAACATTTTAACTGAGATATATGATGCATCTAAATAACCATTTGAAGGGTTTTTATATTTTGCTCTATGATTACTTTTAATTATTTCTAGTTTAGTTTTTAAATTTTGATAATCTTGAACTTCCATTTTTGTCTTGTTTTTAATACTGGCGTTATTACCAATACTCAAATATATAACACTTAAAGTTATAATACAAATAATTTCATAAGTATTTTTATTGAACTGCATATTTTCCGAAATTAGGTCTTGACAGAATTGAATAGGTCGCATAACGACAGGGGTCGATAATGTGATTATGATTATCTATAGGCGTATTAATTAAAGCACCCGTCTTATCCTCTTTCCATTTATAGTTTCTAAACTCTGATATGGCATTACTAGAGGTCGACAATACATTTATCTTATATCTTTTAAGTAAATCAATTCCTGCATTAACAGAGTCTTTACCTTTNAGGCTTGGGAATATGTTATGACCCATACGNCTTAATTCATTGATTAACCTAGGTTCNGCACTATCTGCGTATATAGGTTTGCTTTCAAGATCCTCGCTTAATAGGAACTTATGAATGTCGCTTGTAGTCATAGCGGTTCGATATAAGTGCTCTTTAACGTACAGGTTGATGTCTTTAGTATAAACAGAAACAAGCGTACTAGGATCGTTTGTGTAGCCAAAATCCATTCCGTATGCTACTAGATTAGCGTCGTCAGGAACATGACTAACCTCAGCGTATTTAAACACAGTATTTCGACTTGCAGCCCTTTCGCCTAATCCGTATATCTGCCAGTACTGGTCGTCTGTTTCTTTAAGAAGTTCGATTTCTTTTTTGATTGACTCCTCTACAAAAGGATTATCTAAGTACGTTGTTTTAAAAAAGTCGCAATCGTCTCTAGGTAGTACCTTGTCATATATCCAGTGATATTCNTCTGATGGGTTAAAGTCAATAACAATACGCTCTTGTGTTCTAAATATTAACTGTTGCCAATCTTCAAAATATAACTCATTGGCTTCATTAATAAATAGCAGATCCCTTTTCCGTCCTCTAATCTTTTGCGGTTGATCAAGCGATATAAACTCGACCAGGTTTCCAAATAGATAATACTCAGAATTTGACTTGTTATGGAACTTCTCATGATAAAGGTTGTGACCCTCCAGAATATTTATAAAGTCCCTTAGAACGGTTGCTCTTAAACTAGGGAACGATTTACGACATACCGTTATAACCTTATTGTTTTGATTAGTGCAATAATCGAAAATAATCCACAGTATTATGTTATATGTTTTGCCAGACCTTGTACCGCCTTGCTCAACTATAATCTTTTTATCAGACAGTAATAAGTGATCATATACTATATTAGTCTTTATCTTTTTTTGATCCAATTATCTCGATTTGAAAGTTAGTCGGCATCCCTTCAACGCCTGTAATTTCTTGACGTTCTACATAACCTCTATTTTTACCTTTAGTTTTTAAATAGAATATTGTAGCAGCAGTACTATTATAATCTCTTATCTGTTTATGTAAATGACTTTCTGCAAAGTCTAAAGCGATGTTCTCAATGTCTTTAACTTCGGCTTCAAAATCCTTGTCTTCTCTCATCCATTTATAGAATGTGCTTCTAGGTATATCAGCTTTTTTACAAGCTACGGTTACAACCCCTAAGCTCTTCTCTAAAGCCTTTAATATTGATTCCTTTTTTATGTGTCTACTTTTGTCCATTATATTTGTGTTAGTATTATGATTACCAATGAAACAAAGGCAACGGCTATAACCTTTACACTACTTGAGTATTGAGTGTCTGACCTACCTTGTCTAGACCTATATTGTCTTTCCTTTTTTTGTTTCATCTTTGTTATGTTTTGTATTAAACATTTTTCTTTTTTTTTCGTTGAGGTATTTAAACCTTTCAGTCATTGACATTCGGCGTATATCCTTTTCCATTTATTTTTATGTTTAAAGTTTTATCTAATTTAATCATTCTGTTTATTATGACTTGGCAATACCTAGGGTCAAGTTCCAAGCCGTAACATTTTCTTTTAATTTGATGAGCAGCTACCATTGTAGAGCCAGATCCTAAGAACACATCTAAAACCAATCCATTATCAGGACAACTAGATTTTATAACTCTTTGACATAATTCAATCGGTTTGGGCGTTGCGTGTTTTCCTTCAGACCCATCTTTATTATGACGATTAAAATGCCAGACGTTATTCATGTTGTCGTGTATATTATTAAAATAAAATTGTTCTGATCTTATTTTGTTCTTAGCTGCTTGAAATAATTTTTTTATTTCTTTATGAGGTTTTTTAAATAATCCTGTTTTTTGTTGCAGAGTTTCATATTTATCTTTAGAAATTAAAGTAAACTGTGAAGTTGTCATATAGTGAGAGTACATGTTTTTTCCCAACACCTCTTTCATTTCGCTTTTATTTAAACCGCTCTTTTTTTCTTGATCTAGTAAATAATTTAAAACACTATCATATTCTCCTTTATAATCCTCTCCATTTATTTGTTCTCCCATTAACCCCATAGCTATAAATAAACATTTCTCATCTGCCGTGGCATAGCTTCTTGTTAAATCAGAGTTTTGACCTTGACCAGATCCTTTATCCCAAGTTATTAAATTTCTAAATGTTGCTTTTTTATTTGCTATAAATGGTTTTATTATGTCAAAGTAAACATCCATTAACGGTTCATCAATGCCCCAACAATAAAAACTTCCATTTTCTTTAAGATGTGAAAACTGTAAGGGAATCCATTTTTTATTAAAATCTAATAAATCAGAATAATTTAAATTATCATTTAATACACCCACATTTTCTTTTTTCATTCCGTATGGCGGATCGTTATGACCAACGTCAGCTTTTTCTCCATTCATTAGCTTTGAAACCTGGTCAGCATCCGTACTGTCTCCACACAGTAAACGATGCTCTCCGATCTCTATTAGGTCTCCTAGAACAACATCTACTTGCATATTGTCTGGTTCTGAATAATCGTCTTCTTCTGCCTCTAGGACATCCTCCTCAAAAGGGAATCCCTCTAACCCCCAGTTTTCTAATTCTTTTACATCCCAATCATTAGCTAATATATCCCAATCCCATTCGCCAAATCCTACATTATCTTTAACGATGAACTCCTCTATTTGTTTGTCTGTTAAATTATCAGCTTTAATAATGTAAACCTCTTTAAGACCAACCCTTTTACATGCTTTGTACCTCATGTTGCCACCTAGTATTTCCATTTGCTTATTAACCACTATTGGTCTCAGCTTTAACATTTCAGGAAACTCCTCTATACTGTTTACTAATTTTTTAAACTTATGGTCTTTTATTATTCTCGGATTATTAGGGTTTGGAAACACCTTATTTATAGCAACCTTTTCAATCATGGTTTTATTTGTTATTTTGTTCTTGTAGTTTTTTTTCTAGTCTTTTGCATTTCTTTTCTAAATAACTAATCTTGTCAATTTCGTCGTGGTCTGAATGTGGCTCAAAGACAAAAGATTTCTGTAAGTCGTTTAAAGTAGAATTATGATTTTTATAATCGTCATATTTTTTATAGCTGTGCATTACATTAGCCATGTTTATTTTTTTGCCGTTACGATCATAGAAAAGAACTATATTTTTCCACCTCATTTTTAGCTTGTCTCTTAACAAGTAAGTAAGCAGGGATCTGACCTCGACAACTTTACGCTCTCGACTGTCCGTAAATACATCAATGCCTGACAGCTCAGTTATCTTATTTGCTATATTAATTGGATTTGTGTTTTTCATGGTTTTGGTATTATTAAAACGCCGTTCCTTTTAACCCTGGGTTTTCTCTGCTCTTCAAGCCTTGTTTCTTGTTGTAGCTTTTTTCTTTCTCGTTGGGTTTTGGTCGTGGACTTGTTATGTTTTTGTCCTTTTAATGGTTTAAATTGTTTCATTAAAATAATTCAGTTTGATTGATGTTTTCTTTTTTTCTTATTCCCATAACAGTATCTAATATTATTTTTCCATCTTCATAATACACTAAATTATTTGCTATTTTTTTTTTAGGTTGTTTGCCTTTATATTTATTAAAATCGTAATCATGATAAGCACTCATTACTTTAGTGTGATCTTTATTTAGTCTTGTAAAATCTGGGTTTTTTACACCACTTAAGTTATTAGGTAAATTAAAGTTAGTCCAGTATAAATGTCTGCCTCGTTTTTTCGCANGTATTAATGGATCATAATATGGAATAACATTTTCAATTACATATTTACCATCAAAGAAATTATCTAAAAATATTATTTGTTGATATAAAGACATATCAGGATATTTTAATTTATAACCACCCTCTTTTGTTTGTCTTTTTCCTTTAAACGAAAAATTTAATCTGCTATGCGTAGGACAAGGAGGAGAACTCCAAATAAAATCAAACTCTTTATAATGGTCTAATAAGTACTGATGTGCATCAGCTACAATTACTTTATCGTTAGGGAATCGTTCCTGGTATAATCTAGCCAACTCCTCATCCCATTCAACCGCAGTAACCTTGACGTCTGTTACTTCGTCCCACTTGTACCTATTACCCCCAAGACAAGCATATAAATTTAAAATTTTCATTCTGTCCTTAATTTTAGAAGGTTATAGCATTCGGAGTACTTCTCTTTTGCTTTGCTTTTATACTTGTCTTTAAATAGCTTATATAACTGTTTTCTGTATTGATACTCAGTCTCGCATTCTGCGTAGTATTTCTCTGCAAATCTTTTGCCTTTTCCCTTAAAATAATTGACCCCGTCTGATTGGTCTCCTGCTATCATTTGCTCATAGAAATTATACATCGCTTGGTCTTCTGATATGTCATAAATTTCATTATGTTTATAATGGTAGTTAAACAGTAAACAAGGGAACTGTCGGTAGTCTTTATCTATGGAAACAATCATGACGTTTGATCTGCCAATCTCTGAACTTAGTTTTTTCCAATACCTAGCCACCATGTCGTCAGTCTCCACCCCGTACCCAACGATGCTGTCGTATTGAGTTTTAACGTATTGGTGCATTTCAAACAGTAAAGGCGGCTTTTCTTGTGTTCTGTTTTTTTTATATTTATTACCTATAAACTTCCTGAAATTACCCCTAGAGCCGTTAAATGTTATAACCTTTTCGATTGTGTACATCTCCTCTAAGGAGTTGACTATACTCATAAACTGCTCATCGAATTTGTTACGAGCCTCGGATATGTCTGTTTGATGGTAATCGTCTTCTGGGGTTTCTCTTTTTTTACAACAACTAGAATATACTAGACTGTCGGCGTCTATTAATAGTATCATTCTTGTATTTGTTTTTTAATGAGTTTTCCGTCTAGGTCAATAACAGTATATCCATGAAGAGTTAAAACGTCTATTGATTTTTTTATTAACGCTATTCTTTCCTGAACTGTAAATCGTTTAAATATTTCTGTTTCCATTATATGTCTTTTGGATTGTTTACGACCTGGTCTTCAACATCCATATACTTGTCCTCTGGTTCGTTTTCTATTATTAAATCCATTAGCTCTTTTTTTATTTGACCTAAATAATGCTTTTGCATTTTAGCATTTTCCTTTATTACTTGATTAATAATAAACGGTAAATCTTTATATAGCTGATCTGTGTTATATATTAGTAATTTATCATTTTCATAGTGAATGTGCATCTCTCCGTCGGCACAGTATAACTCCTGAGTTTCATGAATGTAGGTGGTTTTGCCAAACTTATATTCTCTTGCTTCTAGCAAATCGCCTTCTAGCTCTGTAATCCTTTGTTGTAATCGTTCTGTTGATGTCATCTGTTTATTGTTATATTAATATATCCAAAGTTTTTTTTAGGTTCGTCTGCCTCTTTAATTTGATAGCTAATTATAATGTCAGTTATCTGAGGATCTTCTAAGCTCATTTCAGCTATAGAATTTTTGATGTGCATTAATTCTTTTGCCGTCATTATTTAAAACTTTTTATCCCTGTTATGTGAGATATGCCTTCGTCGTTTAATTTTTCCTCTAAACTTTTTACAGAAGCGTCAACCATAAATTGAAATATGTCGCC